CCCATTTAGTTTCCCGACTAAGATGCTCTTCGCTCACTGGATTCTGAGGATTGTAAGTTGAAATAATGGCTTTTTGATTGATTTGCTCAATAGAGTTCATGGTTTCAAATTTATCATGACTCCAAGCAACATCAGCTAATTGAAGGCCTATACTGGTGCTGTCCCAATTTTCCTGCAACAAATTGCTAATTTTCTCAGTAAAAGTGTCACTAGGTGGTAAGCTCATCAAAAAGCACCTTCTCTACCAATCTGATCTTGCATCTTTACGCCGGATTACGCTTTCACCAAGCTTCGCTCTTGCCGAAGCCACGGGCAATGTGACATTTTGCAGGTTAGCTCTGGCATCAGCCTGATAATTTGCTATAGCCGTTTTGATTGCTGCAGCATAAGGGCTGCTTCTTGCTACTCGTAGGTCGCCAAGAAAATAATCATAAGCACCAACCAAACTGCCGCCGACAACTGCTACTAGAACACCTAAACAAGCAATGTCTAGGGCAGCTAACTGGGCACTAACCCAGCGGGTATCAGAATCCTGGAGGCTAGGAACCAGCGAGTACAAGTATTTGTTTGCATGATCCACGAAAGCCTGAACGGTACTGCTTGAAACAGAAAGCCCGTACACCTGAAAATTGCTGTTGCTATCAGGTCCTGTAGCGTTTAAGTGAGTTATCACTTCGCTTAGGGAAGTAAAGGTTGGGTAAGACAAATAATAGCCTCCAAATCTTGCATTGATTTCATTTTAGTCCGCTTCTCTAGGCCACACCGCTAAAGCGGACCAGCGGCTTTAACCTAGCAAAAAAACAAATTCTTTGGAAGTTTAGTTTGTTGCGAGACCTGTGATTGCAGCTATACATGGACCGTTAGTAACAAGTGGAGAATATCTTGTAGTCAAAATCGGTTTAACGAGCTCTTTGCTCTTAATCAATTCAACGTCGGTTGTCAGGGGTCTACGCACCAAGAAATATCCCATCGGTGCGTAAGCAGCTGAAAGGTTTTTGCCTGTGCTAATGCAGTATATTGTGCCTGCGGGTATGACGTTGCTCCAGCAAAGTTCCCATTCGCCAAGCATCTGCATCGGCTTCTGAGTAATTGGGCTGATCTCATCACGGTATAAGCTGTAGTTAGGCAGGTTTTTGATGTCGCGCTTTTGAATTGGATTGCAAAGTATCGTATCCATCAGGAAGTCGCCTGCGTTTATCAAAGCCTCAGCGTTGTTGAAGTCCTCCATGCCTGCAGTGCCAGCCTTAGTAAATTCTGTACCTGTAACCGTAATGGTTTTGCCTGTGCCTGCAAAGCTGTTAGCACCCGGTACTGCAGCCGCAATGACAGTCACACAGTCGAGCTCAATCTGATACGCCAATCGCCTCGCGAGACGCTTAAGCTGCTGGTTAATAACTGGTAAGTCAACATCTTCCACGACTTCTTTAGGAATTTCAACAGATTCGCCGCGTTTATAGGGGCTAATAGTCGCGTACTTATATGGTGTGAAGTCAACTGGAACCGCAGTGCCTGGAGCAATCTCACTGATCCCGACACTATGAGAACCGTTTTCTATCGGGTAAGTCTTCGTCCGTCCATGCTTCAAAACATCATCAGTGAACAGGCGCTTAGTTACTAGGTTAGGCATAGTCATTTCAATAATGACCTGGTTTAACTCTGGGTACTGGATGGCAGCTGAATCAACGAATGTTAAAGCATCTTCATTAAAACTCATGTTTGTTTTTTCCTCCCTCTTTACTTTTTTCTGTTTATTTCGGTTGGTTTTTTTCGGTTTATCCGAAGATTATCTGCACCATAGCATTGTTTGCTCCGCCAACGGCTACAACGCCCCTTCGGTTTAGCTGAGCGTTAATAGCTGCTATAGTTAGCGTCAACGGAAAAGCTGTGTCAAGAACTGTGACAGTGGACAATAGACTAATGCCGCCGTTACCTGAAGTAATGACGCTGCCTGCTACCAGACTTGAGCCTGAAGTGTTTTTGCATCGCATCCTATGCCCGAAAACGTAAACGTTAAGCAACTTGTTTCCAAATGTATCGATTGGAATTACAGATTGAACAAAGCCAACGAACGCTGGATTTGGACCCGTGCATAAGCTAACTTTGCTGTTTTTGCCATCGTCACCTGAAATATAGACTGGATCGCCTACAGCGGGAGCTGTATAGCCTGAGTCCGCGAGAAATGTCTGTTCCAAGTCTGGAATAACTTTAGGTCCTGAACCATCAAAAGACATCTTTATTCCGCCCCTTCCTCTTCGTCACTATGAGTTACGTCTGCGTTTAAGCTGCCCATACGCTTGGCAGCAGCAGCTAATTCGAGCCCTGCTTTCCCCATGTTGCCTTTCTTAGCGAAAATGTTGTTTAATCGTTGAGCATCATCCATCGCAACGCCTGCATTGAAGTTCCCCACTTGCCCTTTGCCTGTTGGCTTAGCCTTAGGAACCAATGCAGCCACTGCCGCTTTAACGTCTGTTTCCAGCTTTGCTTCAAGTTTCTTAGTTGACTCCGCAATTGCTGCTTTGCAAGCATCCATTATTTGCGTTGTGTTCTTTGTCAATGCATCTTCAAATTGCTGATATGTCAATTCTGTGCCTGCTTTAGCTGGAGCTTCTGGTGCTACTGGTGCTTCTGGTTTTTCTGCACTCATTTTTTGTTTTTCTCCTGTTTTGTTTTGTTGGTTAAGTCCGTGATAGTCGGACTGTACCTGTGATTTTAGCGACTTTATCCCACAAGGACACTTTGTCTTATCCGCGCATTCGCAGACTGAAGCAATCAATGCTTTGCGTTGCGATTCATCCATAGCCGCCGCAAACCCCTTCAAATGAAAAAGATTATTTTCATAAGCCCCCTCAGCAACAATGCTCAGCTCGACGCAACGGGGTTTATGCACGATCTCCCAGGCACCGGCGCATAGGTGAACCATCGCCATGTTAGCATCCCGCGTCTTGCCCTGACACAAACTACAAACAATATTATCCGAGACAACTTTGGGGCTAACCATGCGCAAATACTTCTTTTCAATCTGCGTCAAAAGCACCGGGTCACCGGATACTTCAGCCTCAAAAAAGACGATATCTCCCAAACGTTTAGCTTTAGTAACTAAACCCTTAACGTTCTCAACCGATTCCCCATGATTAATCCGAACCTGTGCTTCCCGAAGAGTGGATGCAAAGTAATCCAGATCCTCATCCGGGACCTGCCAACGATTCTTATTAACCGACGAATCAATCGCCTGGCCTTCAATGATGCCTGTTTTCCTTAGTTCATCAAGACTAGCCTTAACATCAACATCATATAGCAATTCCAAAGTTTGATTCGCCACTATTTTCTTTAACTTTTTTGATAATCCGATTGCTTAACACAATAGCATGCACAGTTCGGGTGAACATTACAGGCGAAAGTATCCTCGGCTACAAAGACCCCGTAAGGAAAAATATCCAGTAAATCGTCAGAGTCCTCAAGCTCATAGGTATCGCCGCCATAGTTGTCGCATTTTTTGCAAGTGTTAGGATTGCCCGAGTTAACAAATAGCCAGGTAGAAAATTTTATAGTTGGATTCACAACAGCGGCTTGAAAGCTTTTAACTGCCATAACGGCGTTAACCGCGTCAAGGCAGAGCTCGCACAAGATACGAAGCCCCATTACCCGTCTTAACCAACTTCACGGGCATCTTACCAGGAATCTTTTGCGGTTCGTCTGAACTTTCAAACTGCCGTTCCTCGGGCTGCCCAGATGCCTGGGGCTGCGTTGGCTGCTGAGGCTTCAAATTACCCTTAATTGCCTCTGGCATGCCAAGTTCAGCACGGGCTTCTATGTCGCCCATCAACATATTATTGTACAAGTCGATGACACGCGACATTTTAATGTCGGTTGGCGGCTCCCAAATCGGCTTCCACTTAATCTTAGGAATCTTATCTGGAATAATCAAGCTATCTGGGAAGTCGCCGCGCAAAATCAATGGGAATAGCTGTGTCTCATAAACGCCACTTCGGTGTTTCTGGCGCATACGCAGCCGCGTGATAAACTCCTGCATAACAATATCGGCAGTGGCACGGTTCGAACCTTCACTTTCACCAAGAAAAATCTTGGGAACTCCAAGCTGGGAATCGCGTTGGCGCTCAAGATATTGAATCCACCACTCCGCTTTCAAATCCTTAGTCATTGAAGCTTGAGGCGTAACTTTAACATCTCCACGCACCGTCAAATCTGTACCTTGATCACGCAAAGAGACTTCAGTTGAAAGCGCCTGGATGCGTTCGTCACTCCATGGCAATGGTTCACCGGGGCGTCCATCTCCGCCGCATTGAAGCACAAGCATAGGCTTGGTGTAAATCTTCATAATTTTAGCCATGTCAACTTGAAAATCATCAATCAACGCCTGAATATGCAAAATAGAGCGCAAAGACGAAGTTCCATAGGCATTTTCAAACTGCCAAGACTTAACCCCGTTTAGCGTCCGGTAAATTTCTTCAGGATCAAAAACCACAGGTGGGTAAGAGCTAAGCTGTGCATAACCAAAAATGTTCTTAAAACAATCCTGCCGCACACGCATAAAACACGGATCCAGAGTTTTCAGCCACTCAACACGACTTGAATCCTCATCCATACAAGGCTCCGTATAACTAGTTCCAAACACAAACGCATCAGTTTCTTCGCTGCGCATTGTAGCAAGCATATCATGCGATTCAATCCATTCTTCCAAGAAATCGCGGAAAGTCGCCGTGCCACCCTCAAGAACAAAGCCGTTTGAAATCTCAAGATTTACCTTGACATCAACTGAAGCTTGGATACGCGGAACAAACGAATAGAGGGCCTTATACTTTGGCAAATCCTCCACTGGCGTAACACCCCAAATGCGGTCCCAAAGAGATGTGTAAGGACTGCTAACAAAACCTATGCCAGCCGCTTTCAAACTATAATTATTAACATACTGCATCAAGCTCCAGTCGCCGCGCCAGGCAACAGGAACTTCCCGCTCACGTTGCGCAGCCGCTACCGCATTTGGCACATTACGCAGCGGATTAGGAATTGACAGTGACAAATCTTTCCTAAGCGGCACTCGACAGGTCTCCTACGGGTTTTTCTTCTCTTCTTCTATGTCTGCGGTGACTTGCAAGTCGTCCAAAACTACGTCCTGCATAAGGTCCACACCGTTAATTTTAATGTGCAGCTTACCCAAACGCACGTTTGCAACTTCAATCCCAAGAACCCTTACAATTTCGTCCTTGGCATTTGCAGATAACAAAGTTTTTATCAAAATCTAACCTTTCAGCATTTTTTGTGTTTCTTAGCATTGAGCAAAACTGTAATGGAGCCCGCTAATATGATGACCAGCGCCAAAATTATTAACGATGGAAACTCTGGGGTTGATGGCGTTGGGGAAGGCGAAGCTGTTATGGGTTCGTATCCAACGGGCGTGTATTGCTCGTTGTTTGAAAGGGAACCCATGAATTCTCCTCCACCTATAACGTACAAAACATCATTAACAACAGCCACGGCTGGACCGTAACATGCGGTAGGCATCGAAGCGGCAGTGCTCCACGTGTTTGTGCTGGGTTCATAGGCGTAGGTTTGGTTGGAGCCCTCGCCAAAACCAATTGAGCCTCCAAACACATAGATTCTTTTTGGAGCCATTAGACCTGTGGTTGCTCCTGCAGCAGCTTGGAATGTTCCCGTGGGAGCCGAAGCACCTAAACTCCATGTGTTGGTTGACGGGTCATAAACTTGAGTGTAACTAACCGTTACTGAAGTTGGAGCTGAGGCCGATAAGGCATATTCGTCTTGACCGCCCATCACGTATATCTTATTATCAACAACTGCAGAGGCATAGCCAATGACGGGGTAGGGAATTGGCGCCCCTCTGGTCCATGAGTCAGTGACTGGATCATAAATTTCCGTAAAGTTTACTGTTGGGCTGGCATAAGTGTAGGGCGGTGTTCCCGCAGTTACAATGCTCCCGCCTATTACGTATATCTTGCCATTGACAGTGTTAGCTTGCATACTGTTTGTGCCTATGGGCATCGAAGCCTTTGTTGCCCAAGTATTCGTCGAAGGATCATACACCTCATTAACCGAGCTATACGATATATCCGAGCTATAATATAGAGGGAATTGAAATCCGAGTTCTACCCCACCTATTACATATATTTTGTTATCGCAGGCAGCAACTGCAAAGCTGTCTCTAGGCGTTAACATAAGGGCAATTGTGGTCCAGTTGTCTGTGTTCGGATTGTAAGCAAAATTGCCAGAGCCTCCTATAACGTAAATTATGCCGTTTACAACTGCAGCGCCATGCTCGCCCGGTGTGGGCAAAGAAGCTTTATTTTCCCAAGAATTTGAAGCTCCAGCAATCTGAGAAGCAATTGCGCCGCTTGAGTTTGCCTCTAAAATCTGTGCTTTGCCAAATTGCGCTGTGCCAAAAAAACACAAAGAAACCATTAAGGCAATTAAAAATAAACTCAAAAGCGATCTACTCACCCCTCTCATCTCCAATAGTACTTGTTTGCTGGTTTCGTTTTAATATTTGCTAAAGCTTTCGTTATTTTCCGTTTTCTAACAGCTTCGCTGGATACATTTCTGCGATGCACTTAGAACTTACTCAATTTTAATCATCGTCACTGTTAACTGGTTTTTTCTTAATCACTGCAACACCGACGCCTTGATCCAGCGAAGCGGTATTAGTCAAAATTGTTGTTCCCTGGCTGCAGACGTCAACTTGATCATCGTGTTCGCCTTCTGGGAAAACTTCAGCTTCATCTAGAAAGTCGTTGATCCAGTCGCCTTCTACCAGAAACACGTTTTTTCTCTCTGCCGCAGCACTGAAAGGGTTTGCGCGGTTTTCTTTACTACCTGTGCTTCGTTGGCTGCGAAAAGCATATCCCAAAAGCACTTCGCGGGCATAATGATCAGTTGTAATTTTTCCTGAGGAGCCCCCTTCTTCCTCCATCCAAACTTCTACATCTCGACCGTCTGCTTGAGCAGTTACCTTAATTTTGTCTTCGACAAATTTGGGTGAACCGCGAAAATGCTCCAAATCATAAATAAAATATTGGCCCTGCCACAACCCCATTAAGACGCCAGCCGTCCAATCGGGATCCTTACCTTTTGCAGGCTCGGTAGCTGCTAAATCCCAAACACGAATCATACGCAACCCTACGGGCGCTTTCGATTTAGGAACAATTGAGAACCAGTCTCGATGAAACATTGTGCCAACAGCCGCTTCCCAACTACCTTCGAGGAGTTGCTTGCGCGTTGTAGCATCAAGATTGCTAAGGCTTTTAACATAGCTTGCCTGGTCAATATGCGGGTTATCCTTCAAGAGGGCAGGAACGAATACTCTGCCATATTTCTGGCCTTCAATAAGAAAACGTTGCTTAACCCAGGCATGGCCTAAACCTCCGGGATTGCTTGCACCCCATAAACGCAAAGGTATAGGAGACTTTTCTAAGCGCCTAAGTCGGCTATACATGTAAGTGTGCTGAGTTTCCCTGAACTGTGTTAGTTCATCGGGAAATATGCCTTGGAATTCAGCGCCTTGGTAGCGGTACTTGTCGGTTTCAGC